ACACGTAACAACAAGGAGTTCAAGGGATATACGGCAGAGAACAACTTGCACCAGTATGACGTGCTACTATCTCACGAGGTGGAGACCATTCACAAGTGGGCTGACAAGATCAAGTCTAACTTTGAGTTACACGAGATGATATACGACAGCCGTAATAGGTTTGAAGTCCCCAACATAACCAACATAGGTGGAGTGGAGTGGAAGGGTAAGTGCGACATACTGGGAGAGGACTACGTGTACGACCTAAAGACATCAAGCAACGTGCATAAGTTTAGGTGGTCTTGTAAGGAGTACTGCTACGATGCACAGGCATACGTTTATCAGACATTATTTAACAAGCCCATGAGGTTTATTGTAATCGACAAGAATAGCTTGGAGGTTAAGATAGCTGACTGCTCAGAGGAGTTTATAGAAAGCGGGCGTGAAAAGGTAGAAAATGCAATCAAGGTATATAAAAAGTTTTTCACAGACAAGGGAGAGGGTGACCTCGATAGCTTCATCTATCGTGAGAGCCTTTAGTAAACCCATAAATAAAATACAAGTAGAAGTTCCAAATACTTGTACTAGCCGTGCAGATAAGGATAAGATTATCTGTGCCGCTATTAACTTCTTGGAGCATAATATTAAATTTATTACACATGAGTAACGATCAGAAAACAATTTACGTAGGCAACGGAACAGAAAAGTTTGACGGAGACCTAATTGAAATCTCTGTATGCCTAACAGACCTACCACAGGAACACAGGTTCGAGTACAACGGAAAGTGGTACACGAAGCTAAAGGTCTCAAAGAAAAAGTCCGTTGACGATTACGGCAAGACACACGCAGTATCCGTGAACACATGGAAGCCAGAACAGAAGGCAGCTACTCCTCAGCCAAAGAAGGTTGAGATGGCGCACGATGGTGACCTGCCGTTCTAGGATACCAAAGATCAGTTTAGTTGTTTTAAGTGGGGGTGGATGTCTTTATGACTGCCCCCTTTTTTTTCGATGACTCAATGACAAACTTATCCTCTACTATAGAACTATAGAAATATATATACTACTACTCTTTTTTTATATATATATTTATATATTTTTATTGTCATTTTAGTCATAAAAGAATAATATATATAAATATAAAAGAATAGTATAAATGGAAATTACTATATTCAAAGACATAAAGGATACCTCTCAGCCTTTCTATAGGGATGTCGATGTTATAATCGAAAGGATAAGGGATGGGGCATCCAAGGATATCATAAAGGGTATACGTTCAGAGAAGGACAAGGAGAAGAGAGACCTACTAAAGCAGCAGCTACCTGCAATATGTTTCAGTGGCATCTTCACAAAGCGTAACGACAAGTCACTGACTCAGCACAGCGGACTGATATGCCTAGACTTTGATGGATACCCAAACAACAGAGAGCTTCTATCCCAGAAGGAGATACTGGCGCAGAGCAAGTACGTGTACGCAGCGTTCATATCACCAAGCGGAAAGGGACTCAAGGCGGTGGTCAAGATACCACCAATTCCAGAGAACCACAAGAACTACTTCAATGGACTGGAGAAACACTTCGGCTCAAAGTACTTCGACAAGTCCTGTAAGAACGTCTCACGGGTCTGTTACGAGAGCTATGACCCCTTACTATACTTTAATGAAAATGCGAGCGTGTGGGACAAGCTAGAGGACAAGAGCTATGATGAGATAGTAAAGCACGTTGGTGTGCAGACCATACCAATAACTGACGAGAACAAGATCGTAGAGATACTGGTCAAGTGGTGGCAGAATAAGTTCCCAATGTCTGAGGGTGCTAGGAACAACAACGTGTACATACTGGCGGCAGCATTTAATGACTTCGGTATAAACAGAAACCTAGCCTCGTACATACTATCAAGCTTCGAGACAGAGACGTTCAAGGCTGATGAGATAAAGAGAACCATTGACTCAGCTTACTCAAACATTCAGAACTTTGGAACTAAGTACTACGAGGACAAGGACAAGGTAAGCATGATAAAGGTTAAGCTTGCACGTGGTTTCTCTAAGAAGGAGATCAAGGATCAGCTGACTGATGTTGACCCAATCATTGCGGAGAACGTGGTGAACAGGATAGACGAGGAGGACAGCACCCATAAGTTCTGGACAAAGAACGACAAGGGTACTATCAAGATGGTACACATACTATTCAAGCAGTTCCTTGAGGACAATGGTTTCTATAAGTTCTGTCCACAGGGCAGTAAGAACTACGTGTTTGTCAAGGTAACTAACAACCTAATAGACCACACATCAGAGAAGGACATCAAGGACTTCATTCTCGAACACCTACTTACCGTTGACGACAGCTCTGTTTACAACTACTTTGCGGAGCATACACGCTACTTTAGGGAGGACTTCCTAACACTACTACAGTCAATAGAGGTGTACTTTATTGAGGACAGCAAGGACACATCGTACCTGTACTACCGTAATGGGGCGGTGAAGATAAAGGAGGACAGCGTCACGATGATAGACTACATAGACCTTGGTGGGTACGTGTGGAAAGACCATGTCATAGACAGAGAGTTTGCTCATTGCGATAGTATAGACTGCGACTACCAGAAGTTTATATCCAACATAAGCGGAGGGGATGAGGAGAGAACTCGTTCCATGAAGAGTACAATAGGATACATGCTACATGGGTGGAAGAACCTAGCATACTGCCCCGCAGTTATACTAAACGATGAGGTAATATCAGACAACCCAGAGGGTGGGAGTGGTAAGGGTCTTTGGATCAATGGACTTAGCCACATGAAGAAGGTTGTTATCATAGACGGAAAGTCGTTTAACTTCGAGAAGAGTTTTGCCTACCAGCTTGTGTCTGCTGATACACAGATACTAACGTTTGATGACGTGAGAAAACACTTTGACTTTGAGCGTCTGTTCTCTGTAGTAACAGAGGGCCTTACGCTAGAGAAGAAGAACAAGGATGCTATAAAGATTCCATTCAGCAAGTCACCGAAGGTTGCCATCACAACCAACTACGCAATCAAGGGTAAGGGTAATTCATTCGAGAGGCGTAAGTGGGAACTTGAGTTAGCACACCACTACAACAAGGACTACACACCGCTTGAGGAGTTTGGTAAGATGATGTTTGGGGACTGGAACGATGATGAGTGGTGTCAGTTTGATAACTACATGATACAGTGCCTGCAAATGTACTTAGCAAAGGGTCTAATCAAGAGTACTTTTGTTAACCTTAGGATACGTAAGCTTGCTGCTGAGACCTGCCATGAGTTTATTGAGTGGTGTGGTATACTAAACGGACGTATACACGACAAGCTTAGGCCAGGTGGAAAGGTAAGTAAGTCTGAGCTATACCATGACTTCATTGAGGAGAACCCAGACTTTGCGCCCAAGTCTAAGATGACTATTAGCCGTACAATGTTTGGGAAGTGGGTTGTAGCTTTCAGTCAGTTCCAGTATGACGTAGCACCAGAGCAAGGTCGTGAGGCAAAGTCACGTTGGGTAAGGTTTAGGTACAAGCATGAACTAGAAGTCCAAACAGACCTATTCTAATGTTCAAGTTCAGAGACTATCAATCGGAAATAATAGAGAGAGGGTTAGAGGTTTTAAACAACCATAACTTCCTGTACCTTGCCATGGAGGTGAGGACAGGAAAGACCTTCACGAGCTTGGGTATATGTAAAAAACTAGGTGCAGAGAATGTATTGTTTGTCACGAAGAAGAAGGCAATAAGTAGCATTGAGGATGACTACAAAACACTAAACCCAAAGTACAGGATAACGGTAATAAACTACGAGTCACTACACAAGGTTTCTATTAACCAAGACTTTAGTGTTATCATCTTAGACGAGGCACACTCGATAGGTGCATTCCCTAAGGTAAGCAAGAGGTCTAAGTTGGTTGCGAGTCTTGTACGCATACATGACCCAAAGGTAATCCTGTTATCAGGTACACCCACACCAGAGTCCTACAGTCAGATGTATCACCAGGTATGTTTCATTCCTGGCAACCCATTCGAGAGGTTTAAAAACTTCTATAAGTTTGCAAACGAATACGTAAACATTAGGCAGAGAAAGATTAATAGCTTCTTTGTTAGTGACTACTCTAGTGGCAAGGACTCTATACTTGAAGAGATGAAGCCGTACATAATATCATACACCCAGAAGGAGGCTGGTTTTGTGGTTGACACGAGGGAGGAGGTGTTGTACGTGGACTTAGAGCCTATGACAAAGCAGATGATCAAGAGGCTGACTAAGGATCTGGTGATACAGGGGAGGGATGAGGTACTGCTGGCAGACACCCCAGCAAAACTAATGAGCAAGGTACACCAGCTATGCTCTGGTACTATAAAGTTTGAGTCTGGCAAGTCAATGGTTATTGACCTTTCAAAGGCGAGATACATAAAGGAAAGGTTTGGCGGTCAGAAGATAGGTATATTCTACAAGTTTAAGGAGGAACTCAATGCACTGAAGCAGGTGTACGGTGATCAGCTATGCACCGACCTTGAGACGTTTAACTCCACCGACAAGACCATAGCACTACAGGTTGTAAGTGGGCGTGAGGGTATATCACTACGTCAGGCTGAGTCACTGGTGTACTACAACATAGACTTCAGTGCCACAAGCTACTGGCAGAGCAGGGACAGGATGACAACCAAGGAAAGGCTCAGTAATAAAATATACTGGGTGTTCTCCAAGGGTGGCATAGAGTCTGAGATATACAAAACGGTTCTAAAGAAAAAGAGCTACACCTTAAACCACTTTAAAAGAGATTCACTAACTTTAGATTTATAATAATGATAGTACAACTTGATGATTTAGAGGCAGACCTATGTGACTATATAGGTAAACTTAGGTCAAGTATAGCACGGTCAAACAATGTGCATGACGCTAAGGTTGGTAGTCATGATGGAGTAAAGGCTGATATACAGGGATTTAAGGCTGAGTATGCATTTGCAAAAGCTAATAACCTGTTCCCAGACTTTGGATTATCGCCAAGGAGTGGTAGTGCTGATGGTGTAACAAGGGATAACAACAGGTATGATATAAAATCTACACGTTATAAAAATGGAAACCTGTTATCAACACTAAAAGTAAACCATGACGTAGATATTTATATATTAGCATATGTAAATAATAACACGGTTGAGTTTGTGGGATGGGCTTCAAAGGACGATTTAATAAGGAGGGAGAACATTAAGAACTTGGGACATGGGGATGGTTACTTTCTAAGTAGAAATAAATTAAACAAACTATGACCGAACAGAAGATACAGTCAAAGAAGATCAAGGAGCTAGAGGCACTGGGATACTACGTCATAAAACTAAAGTTAACAAACAAGAACGGTATACCTGACCTGATAGCCATCCCAAAGAACTCTGACGTGGAGTTCATAGAGGTTAAGAAACCAAAGGGAAAGCTATCTAAGTTGCAGGAGTACAGAATACAAGAACTACAGAAGCATGGAGTTAAAGTCGAAGTCTATAAAGGTCAGTAAATATGACATAGAGATAGGATACACAGATGGATTGGAGGATATGTCACCAAGCGAGGCTTATGCGATAGCACTGTTTATCGACTCTAATATGCCTGACATTGAGCCAAACGATATCTGTACCTATATCTTTGCAGGAATGGTAACGTTCTTTGACGAACCCCTTCCGTTTGTGTTTGAGATAATGTACGTGACTGACGGCAAGCCTACGCTAACAGACGTGTGTATCGTTGACATGGACGAGTACCTAGACCTATTAAATTTAAACCTAACAATCAAATCTAACAATGAAAATAAGTACCCTTAAGAAAGAAAGAGTTAACGCACTAATAAAGATAACGTCAGAGAGGTTTGGTGTAAATGTTCTTGCCAAGAGCAGGAGGAGGCCAGTCATATATGCCAGGGCAGCTTGCTTCATGGCAATGAGGACGTACCTTAACCTAACATATAAGCAGATAGGATTCTTCTTTGACAAGTCTCATGCCTCTGTTCTTCACAGCCTGTTTGAGTGGTCGTACTACATTAAGAACGACCCAAAAATAAAGGAGACATACAGCACCGTAGTGGAGGAATGGTTTGGCGGGTCAGACAGTATATATTTTTTATCTGAAAAAGATAAGATCAAACACCTAGAAAGTCAAATAAAAAGTTTAACTTTACAGCTGTCCATATCAAACTCCAAATTAAAGCAGTTGATGGAATAGTATGTCAGGAGTATCTCGCAAGGATGTAGAAGTAATTACGCACATAAACTACGTGTGCAACAACCTTCACGACCTTACTAACGAAATCTACGAAGACCTAATGGAACGTGACAACGATTCTGCCAAGGACAAGGCGAGGCATATATGCATCCTAATGGAGGAGTTAATTCAATCCCTAACCGATGACATATAAAGATCAGATACGACCCAGGCTGTATGGTAACAAGCGTAAAGCTTTCGAGAACCTAAACAGGAATGAGAGACGTATACTAATCATTGGAGACCTTCACGCTCCGTTCACTCTGGATGGATACTTCGAGCATTGCAAGGAGGTATACGCCAACTACAACTGCAATCAGGTTATTATGATTGGAGATATTATTGACAACCACTTCAGTTCTTTTCATACCGCAGACCCTGATGGGCTTGGTGGTGGTGACGAACTTGACTTTGCCATACAAGAGATAGTTAAGTGGAGGGAAGAGTTCCCTACTGCTGATGTGTGTATAGGTAACCACGACAGGATAATAATGCGAAAGGCATTTGACTCTCAGATACCTGCACGCTGGATCAAGGACTACAACGAGGTGCTTGGAACTAACTGGAACTGGGTAGACAGGGTAGTGTACGATGGCGTACAGTATGTACACGGTGAGGGTGGAACTGCAAGAACCAAG